TGCATTGTGGCGGAACGCATACAAAATAGGTGCAACGGTCACCAAGACTGGCGCCATTCACGACCAGGCGGAAGAGATTGCAGTCAAGGAGGCGACTGAATTCAGCCGCAAGGTATACGAGTCGGTCAGCCGGAATATTACTTTCTAGTATTATTCTGTCGATGACTCTCTTGTTCAGGTAATAATGGGATGAATTACTCTACCCGAATTCATAAAGACTCTGAAAGCTTGATGGCGGAAGCGGTGTCATCCAACTATGGCTGAAAGTGGCTTCCCTACTGGCTTTCAGAACCTTCATGATTTTACTCTACAAATAGCTATACATTTCTGAATGTGAGCGGGAGCTTCACTACCACATTCAGCAGGTCATCCACGCTTCACTCCCTTTTGCCTCTCAAACCTTTGCGCAGGATACTCATACTTCAGGCTGATTATTTCTTTTTCCATTGCCTGTGCCGCTTTTTTCGCTTCATCTAGCAGCAGGTTAATTTCACGGGCTTTTTGACTAAGCTCCGAGCGTTTACCAATAGCCGGCAGCTCGTCCGCTATTCTGCTTATGGCGTTCAGGCTTAGGATGATGGTGTATGTAGGATCGTCAGCCATAGCCTATTGTACGACTTCCCTGAAAAGAGAAAAACCCCGAGGGCTGGCCCAGGGGGTTCTATCTCTGCCAACCGCGTAGTTAAAGGAGACTACCGCCGGCCGTCACGGTTTTTAGGCACTCATGACTTATCCCATGAAAATTCGCATCTTGAAATGCTTACAACATCTTCGCTGGCCGAAGATTCTTTATCCCGCCCTCCAATGATGCCGAGGATCCAAAGGAAAACCTTTCACATCACAGCCGATAATCTGGCCTGACTTCTCTAACCTTTGCTTGTAGCTGTTATGGCAGTGCCGGCACAAAGCGGCATGATTTTCCGTATCCCAAAATAAGGTTTGATCGCCTCGATGTGGCTTAACATGGTCGACCACGCTTGCCACCTTCCCGCATTTGACGCAGTACGGATGACTTAACAGATAGCCTGCTCGGTACTTCTGCCAGGCGCTGCCGTAGCCTCTCTGAGCAGCAGTTGCGCGCGGCTTCACTTCCATTTCCTTGCCGCTTCCAAATGGAGGCGCTTTACCGCGTTTGGCCGTCTGATATCGGCCTGTATCCTGCGCAAACATTCATCCAGCGGAGTATTCATAACCACAAGATCAGAGTTCATCTTGAGATGCCAGAATATACGCTCATGGATTGTCTTGCCCGATACTATCAACCAACACCTGGTATACCTTGTGGACCTGGCCAGCCCCGCCAACCGTGTGTTTCGTGTCTTCAGCGCCATCTCGTAGAAGGCTTTATTGTTGTTGTGGTAGATCGGCAATCCGGTAATAGATGAAACAATCTCGTCGAGATCGAGAACCAAGTCGGTGGCGGAAGCAAGGTTTTTGACATAAGTGGATTTACCTGATCCCGGCCTGCCGCATACCACTGTCACTGGGATGCGCGGCCTAGGAAGGAAGAAAGGCATCGCCAATTGCCAATAAAGCCGTCTGTTATGCAACAGAAATATTTTTATTGAGTTGTGAAACCGGCATAGGCCGATCAGGTTATTAGGCTGGTCATCTTTATAGTCTCCAGACTCAGCCTTGCAGGCAGCGCACAAAGTCTGCTCGGTGACCACTGATCCTCTAAACGGCGCGATCGGTTCCATTCATACCGCGGTAGGAATACTGAATGACCATTCCGTCTTGCCGTTCTTATTGGTTATCGAGAAGTCGCCCTGAGTTATCACATCCATCCCGATAATCACATTCCACCAGGCCATGTCTCCGGGGTCCTTTGATACCACGGTCAACTCATGAATGGTGATGTGGGATGGAAGAGAAAGATTGATCTCATATGCCGCACTCTTTTCAACGCTGTCCACTCCTTGCAGAAATATGGGGCCTATGCGCTTCATGGGCTGCAGCCCTAACGCCTCGATGACTCTAGGGGTAATGACTGTCTTGGCCGCGCCAGTGTCCCACAGGGCCTTAAATTCGATCCTGGGGCATTTTGGCATGCTCTTTCCAGGGTTGAAGGCTGGCGTGATATGACAAGGTACGGCGAGGTGTGGCAATAAGCCATTTTCAGACTCAACACTGAAGCTTCTCATCAACATAGTCCTTGCACTTGTTCATCGCAGATATTCGCCGCGGTGATGATGTTGGATAACGGGATATCTTCAGTAGGAACATTGCACATAGGCGAACGGAGGTAATCGTATATCGCCAGGGCGGGGTTTTGACTCCACTTCGTCGAGCCGTCCCGCGGATCGTAGAGCTTCTTTCCTTTCATGAGAACGGCGATATCCGGTAACCCCCCTTGGAATTCAGCTTGCCTAAGGTCCAGGCGAATCACGGTATAAGTAAAGCCGCGTAGTACTGCGGTATCCTTCCACTTCGCACCGCACTCAGCTAATAGGGAGGCATCAGCAGGGTCATCGTCCGTGCCGAGATGCTTCTTTACCCTGACTTGTGAGGTATTGCGGGTGTATTGGTAGGTTACGCTGTAGCGCTCCAGGGCGAACGTCCAGGCGACAGGTAAGCCAGCAGGAATAGAGCCTGTTACCGTGATGGTGTTCCCTTCCCTGGTAAACGGCACCTCGCCATTGACGGGGGCAATCCTTGCTATCGTTCCTATTCCTCCGCTTCCGTAAGCAACAACCTTGATAGAACTGCTAGGGGTATGCTGGAGCGTAAAAGGTGAAGTGGGGAAGGTTTCGGTTATTGTCTCTGTCGTTGCCGAGTAGTAGTCTCCGCTGGTAACAAAGCCGTCTTCATCCAAGGGCCCAAGAGCTTTGTTATTCACGTAAACCTCATCGATCGATTCCGATTCGTGCGCAGCGTGAACCGCGACGATATGCTTGTATTCATCATTGGCGCCTGATGCAAGAATTGCCACCACGTCAGCCCCTACTTTCGATTTGCCATAGACATACCGATGGGGCGCATCGGTGGCTATTCGGGTAATGGTGCGATCCTGAAGGGAATTAAGAAAATCCTCCCTAGCTTTGACTGCAGCACGTTTGGCTTTCTTTGCAGCGGCTTTCTGGACAACGGCGCCGAAGACCGTTGTGCCAATGGTTAAGGCGATGGAGGCGACAGTAAACGCCAACTCTGTCGCTGTGAGGCCAACTGCTGCAGCGATAGGCGCTATTGCAGCGAGAACTGGCGGCATGTCCAAGCCTCCTTAACTTTCATGCGATCGGTGAAGATCAAACCTTTCTCTCCCACAGAAACGATGTGCTTTCCACTGAACAAGTGAGCTGCATCCTGATAAATGGCGAGATCCCCATCCCAGGCAAAATTGGCGTTTATCTGCTTCAGATTATTGGAGAGCAGCAAGGGAAGCCCACCCAGCTCCTTTACTTTCCTGGTTGCCTCCAGGGCGGAACTCCAGGGCCTGTGTTCGCTCAGAAAATCCTTCCCCATTACCAGTTCCAGCCAGCCGATTGCAAAGGTGCAGCAGTCGTTTTCTCCCCACTTGAAGGGCTTATTGGCATGGAGGGAGATATATTCGTAGAGCTTCATGCTGGAGTGTCCCATGGCCTGGGTCCGGACGCTTTCCCGGCTTTAACGCTGGCAACAGACGGGGCATAGCGCGATTGCTGTGTCAGCCTGAGCTTTGTTGCAAAGGTCTGTACAAGCCGGGCCTGCCGTTCAATCATGGCATGAAGGCGATTGAGGGTCTTCAGATCCCCGTTCCCATCTGCAAGCGTTGCCTCGATCACATCTGATCTCAGAGCCAGGGTTTCATGAGAGGCGATGGCTTTAACGTAACCGCAAAGCAAGGCAGAATTAGAATGATCGAACCAGCTTCCCGGTTTCGATAGGATGATTCCTTCCCAAAGCTCTTTTTGCCTGACTGTCAGCGATTCAGGAGGCGATAGACGGACGTCAACAGGAGGTTTTGAAGGGACTACGGTTAGGCTTGCAGAGGACTTTTTAGCCATGATCTATCCCGGGGAAACTGGATTGGATTTGAATTGCGATGTTCATGAGCGTATAATTTTTGCCCTTTTTGTAACGATTTATGGTGAAAAAACCATCAGCGCGGTCTAGGCTGCAGCATCTTGGTGATTTGTAGCGTTGCGTTCCTGGTCTGTCAGCTTCGGTAAGTTCTCAAACTTCCGCACCTCATCTACAGTCAGCCATTTGTCCTGTATCCCCTTGCTGTAGAACTCAGCACGGTTCGCGCTATCGCCTCTCAGCAATCCTTCCACACTATGCTCTGCAAAGTAGACTTGACGTGAGGCAGGGGTAAGCAGGGATGAACTGATGACCTGCTCCCACATGGTCATGTGACGGCGCAAAGTGTGGACTACAAACACACGGTTCATCTCTACGCTGTTGCTATAGTTTCCGTGCCGGAGGTCGCCTATGATGGTAGGCGGCACACGGAAGAGCCGGGCTATCTCTTCCACTGAGAATTGACGCGCCTCGATCCACTGCGCATCTTCCATCGACATGCTTATCGGCGTGAAATCTATGTCTCCCGATACAATCGCGACATTGCCAGATTTTTCCATGCCGGCATGCCTGTCCCTCCATTTTCTTATAGCATCTTCATATTGATCAGGGGTTAGCCTGTTCTTAAACTTCAGAATGCCAGATAGTCTCGTGCCATTCTCAAAGTTTGAATTTCCATAGTCGCGCTCCGACAATCCAAGCTGAACTGTCTCTCTACTTGCGGCAATGGGAGATACGCCCGTCAGGCCATTGCTGGACCTATGACGAAGATGGAGCACTTCATGGCGCAGCAGGCGCCTCACTCCCCCTTTAGCGTCTGACACGTCATAGGCGATATTGCCGTTATCCAGCTGCAAGGTAGAGATTGATCCAGGCAGTATTGGCCGCAACTCCATAACCTGGCCATCGCTCCCGCGGATAATCTCAGCATGAGCATTGCCACGCAGCAACACCATCGAAGTAAGCATTTCCCTAAACTCGAGGGCTGTCTGGAGCTCGTTAGGCTGATCGTGCAATACTCGATACAGGGGATGCTCAGGCGCCCTTTCCCTACCATCGTCGGGAGTGCGCTTATAGAGGATCAGGGGAAGGGAAGCGATAGTTTCAGAAATCGCTGAGACGCAGGCAT